CGCAACTCTCATCACCTATTCCTAAGTTTGAAGATTGGAATATACTTCTTGATGCTACTTCAAGTGCTGCATCTGGAATATTATCTCCAACAAATGCTTCTTACAATCCAGCAAATGGTGAATTAGAATTGACAGTTGGTTCTGGTCATGGCGTAACGACATCTAATGAAGTTAGAATTGCTGAAAATGCATTAACAATGACTTGTGCGATGGATAATAATGTTACAGAGCATAGTTATCCACAAGAAGGACAACCAGCATTTGGTAATAATAGACCTGTAACTGCAGTAACTACAACTACAATCACAGTTGATGTTGGTGTAGCAGGAGCAAACCAAACATTTACTCCAACAAACGCTGTTTATAATTCTGCAACTGGTCTATTAGTTTTAACTATTGGATCTCATAATTTAACTATAGATGAAGGAATTGTTATTGCTGATGATTCACTTACATTTACATGTACGATGGATAGTAATCAAAGTCAAAAGACTTATCCTCGTGCATCAGTTGATTATGTTTCTGGAAGATCTATTCCAATCATAGCAACATCAGCTGAAACTATTACTGTTGATGTAGGAGCAGCTGGTGCTAATAAATTATTAACTCCAACAAACGCACAATATGATCCTAATACAGGTGACATGATTTTGACCGTTGGTCAGCATGGTTTAGGAGTTGGGCGTGGTATCGTAATTGTTGATAATTCATTGGTATTCACATGTGCTCAAGATGGTAATGCTACAAACCATTCATATCCAAGACCTTCTGATCCTGCATCTGGAACTTCTAGAACAATTACTGCTGTAAGTGAATCACAGCATACAGTCTCAAATGCAACATATACACCTAGCACTGGTGTAATGGTAGTTACCAGTAATGGTCATGGATTTAGTGATGGTGATTATGTTAAATTTGATGATGACTCATTAACATTTACATGTTCTCTAGATGGTAATGCAACCAACCATACATATCCACGTGCTACAGACCGTGCTAGTGGTAGATGGTTACAAATTTTCAACAAAACTAATAATACATTTGAAGTTAATGTTGGTATTACTGCATTTGGAGGAACACATACTTTCGTTACTGCAACATCAAATGGTCTTAAGAGACAGACAGGAACTTTAACAGTCAATGTTGGTACATCATCTAACACAACCAATCATACGTTTGTAGCAGCAGCTGCTGATGCAATACAACATTATCCACAATCTGTTCACACATTTGTAAGTGCAAGCACTGGTGCTATAATTCATCAACCATCTGCTGCTCATACGTTTAAGAGAATGGATGCAAATTCTGTATCTGTATACGCTGCAGGAGCTGCACCATTATGTGCTGGAGTTGCTACATCTATCAACACAATCATGAGCACATTGACTGATGTGTTGGATGGTACAACTGCTGCTGGTTCTACACCAAGAACATATGGAACTTTATTTGATGCTTCACTACTCTTTACATACCCTGATAGTTTCTTATATGATGAATTTAATAGGAGAGTAGCAATTCGTGGTGACTTTGATGACTTCCCAATTATTGAGGCATCTCCATATACACAGAACGCATCTGTTATCTCTTTCTTAGGAGGTGGTGGTGCACTGGTTGATGGATCTAAAGTTAAACAACCCAACTGCCCATTTCCTGGTCTTGAACTAGATGGAACTGCATCCTTCCCTAATCAGGGTAAGTCGATGGTTGCATCTGCATTCACGATTGTCTCCTTTGGTGGTACTGGATATAAAGTTATTAACGATGGTTATACACAGTTGGTTTCTGTGTTTGTTATCTTCTGTCAAGATGGTGTACTTGCTGAGTCAGGTGGTTATTGTTCCATTACTAACTCTGCTACAAACTTCGGTACATATGCTCTCCGTGGTGTTGGATATAGAGCAGAGTGTTATGAATTTGACCAAGGTATAATCAGTAACGTATCTGCTACACCTACAGGTAGAACAATTCTTACAGTTAGTGGATTAGGAAGAGAACCACTAGAGCATTATGTTGGTAAGATTGACGGATATAGAAATACAAATACAAATATAGAATACTTTATTGATGTTGTTGCTGGTGTTACTGTAGGTCCTCCATTCTCTGCACAGTTAACATTTGATGATGGTACTGGTCAAGGTATGGATCTTACTGATCTGAACACAGGAAACCCAGTATCTACTGGTGTTCTTCTTGGTAAAAATATCAAGTTACATAGACCATCTATCGTTAACTCCTCATCACACACTTGGGAATTTGCTGGATCAGGTACTAACTACCTAGCACTACCTGAGAACGGTGGTACTAAGATTGAGGCATATGAACAGGTTTCTGAATTATATGGTCGTGTATATGTTTCTGGTACTGACGAACTTGGAGACTTCAAGGTTGGTACATTTGCTAGAATTGAGAACAGAACTGGTGCTATCACCTTTACTGGTACGGTTACAATCTCTGAAGTTGAATTCTTGAAACTAAAAGGTGGTGACGTTGTTGTTACTGGTTTTGACGCATCTAACACATTGGGTGGTGCTAACTCTAGTGACTCTAAACTACCTACACAGAAAGCGGTTAGAGACTACATCACTAACTCTTTAGGACCTTACATCAACAAACCATATTCTACCAACGCTGTTCCTAGAGCACTAGTTGAATTGACTGACTCTGGTAAGATATCTATTGACCAGATTCCTGCTCTAAGACCATTCAGTGTATTTACAGTTGCTAACCAAGCAGAAAGAACATCTCTAGAGGGTGCACTTGCTGGTGACATCGCTATCCAACAGGATACATCACAGTCATTCATCTTGAACAATGACTTAGAAAGTTTATTCTTAGGATTTGCAGTAGATACCAGTCTCGCATTTACAATTGGAGATATCTTCGAGGGTAGTATATCTGGTGGTCGTATACAGTCAACAGAATATAGACAAGGTGTTGTATACACAGTCAACATCACGAATGGTGGTTCTGGATATACTGTTGCACCAACTGTTAGTTTCTCAGGTGGTAACCCTGCAGCTGGTGCTGTATCAGCAGCTGCAACTTGTACGATTGCAAATGGTCAGGTTGTTACTGTTACTATTGTTGAGTTCAATGGATTTAAAGGTGGTAAAGGATATACCACACAACCTACTGTTACATTCTCTGCTCCTCCAGGTGCTGGTACACAAGCACAGGGTAGTCCTTTAATCGAGAGTAGATTATATGGTAACATCGTTAATAATATCAAGATTGAAGATACAGACACTATTAATGATAGTTCAACACCAAGTGCAAATACAGTTAATATTAACAGAACGATTAACACATCTTCATTCAATGTTAACAACTGGGTATCTCTATCATCTAACCAGATTGCTGCATCAGATATTACATCAGGTGTTATTGAAACAGATAGATTAGCATCAGGTGGTGCTGCAAACTCATTCACATTCTTAAGAGGTGACCAGAACTTTGCATTAGCAGTTCAGTCAGTTAAGGGTGCTGAAACAAGATACTTTGCTAAACTAGCATCACAGTGTAATACTGGATCGTCATCCATGGTATTTACCACGAACTCTGACGTTCTCATTGGTCATGATGTGTTACAAGGAATTGCTGGTATTCAAGCAAACACAAGTATCACTGGTGTTGTTACTGCCGCTGGATTAACAACCATAGCATTGAACAATCCAGTTACTCAAAATATTCCATTAGGAACAATCATTGAGTTTGAGCGTGGTGAATCACCAATGACATTTGAGTCTACCTTTACACAGGGTGGATTCGTTGATGATGTTATCATTGCAAACGGCGGATCAGGATTTACAAACGGACAATATTTTGACCAACCTTTACAGGGTGGTACTGGTACAGGACTCAAAGCAAATATTGTTGTTTCTGGTAATACAGTTACAGAACTTACTGTTACTGATGGTGGTACTGGATATAATGCTGACTTCTCAATTACAGTTGCACCTACAGCAATTGGTGGTGGATCTAGTTTAGTATTAAATGCGAAAGTAAGTACAGTCAATAGACAGTATGCAAACGTTTCTCTTGATATTAACAGGGTTACTGACCTAACAATTTCTGCTGACCTCTACGGAACAATTGGTGTTTCCAGATATAAAAAATCACAATTTAATATTGGTCAAGCAGGAAACGGATCTGTTGAACTTAAGACTGGTCCTGATAGTGGATTGGATGCTGACTTATTAGATGGACAGCAAGGTAATTACTATACCAATGCAAACCACTTATTCGCTGGACAAGTTCCACAAGATAGACTAGGTGGTATATATGGTATTGATATTAGTGGATCTTCTGCTAACACAATTAGATTACAAACTGGTACTAACAACCCAACCTCTAACCCAAATCCAAACAGTTTCGTTGAGGGTGTTATTTCTAACACAGTATTCAACAGTTCTAATGGATTAGGAACTGCATATCCTTCTGTTAACACAGGTATTGGAACTGGAACATCTACTAAGCACTTAGTTCTAACTATAAGAAATGGTGCCTCTGGTTTTGACGCATCGTTTGGTGGTGTAAGACAACTTGCATTTGCTAATGATGACAACATGTATCTTCGTGGTTCTGGTAACGGAGTCAGCACATGGAATTCATGGGCGAAGGTATGGACATCATTAAGTGATGGTGTTGATTCTGGAATGGATGCTGATAAACTAGACAACAGACAAGGTGCTTGGTATCAGAATGCATTAAACATTAACTACGGAACATTATCTGATAATAGACTTCCTAGATTTATTAGTGAGACTAAGTTTAGAGATAAGGTCACGATCAAAGCATTTGCTGGTGATCCTAAGTTTAGAATATATGTCTCAGGTCAAATATTAAATACAGCACCATTCATACCTGGCGATCCTAATAACCCATCTGTAAACCTTTACAATGCTAACGCACAGGGTGTTGGTAGTTTTGTTATTGACAACGTTATCACAAATGATGATGTTAATGATAACTTCAACGATTTTACAATCTTAATTGGTAGACTTACATCTGGTAACTTTGCTGGTGCTCTAACAGTTGGTACTGCATCTAACAGAGTAGAGTTTGATGACTTTACTATTGAAGATGGTAACACACTAGAAGTTTGTAACTTACATAGTGATGGTGGTGTTGGACAGTTACAACTAGGTAGAAAAGATGGTAACGCAACTACACCTAGAATATTATTCAACTCATCTCAGCTCGCTGCTAGTTACAACGCTAAGATAGAAGCATCAGGTGGTAATGCATCTGCAGGATCTGGTTCTCTTAACGTTGATGTTGTAAATGCTAATGGATTTACAATTAAGAACCAAGTTGTTTGGAACCAAGGTAATATACAATTCTCAAGTTCTAACACACCAAACTATGCTGTACAACGTGATGGATCTGGTAACTTCTCTGCTGGAACAATTACAGCAAACTTAACAGGTTCTGCATCACTTAACGTATTGAAGACTGGTGATACAATGACTGGTTCATTGAACATCACTGGTGGTGGTTCTGGACTTACAGTCGCTGGTCTTACAAACCTCAATAGTTTCGTTAACATTAATAATGATCTTAATGTTTCTGGTAATTTGTTTGTTGATGTATCCTCTAATGAGGTTGGTATTAATACTACAAATCCAGTAGCAGCTTTAGATGTTCGTGGTGATATCTTCTTACAAAATGTTAATCCAACAATTTACTTTAACGGAACTTCTGATAGTAATAACAACCCTGCTACTGCTGATTTCGCAATCAGAGCAAATCCAGAAGGTCTTGACTTTATTGAACCAGAAGATGGTAACAAAGTTCAATTCCAAATCTATGATGATTCTGGTGTAAACTCACCATTTGGTTACTATGTAAATGGAACAAGAATTCTAAACCAAGCTAGAAATCTTACCAACATGGTCAGTATCACTATTGATAGTGCTAATGATAACTCTGGTGCTCCACTGTACTTCTTAGGTTCTAACTCACAAAGAAACTTTAGACTTGGTAACCAGATTGGTCACAACAATGCGTTTGAGATAACACCATCTACAAACAATGGTGGTCAGAACTGGGATAGCACTCCTGCAATTTATGTTAGAGGTGACAGAAGAGTTGCTATTAATACATCAGCAATATCTGGTGTTGACTCCGAATCAAACACAACTAGAAGTTACTATCTAAATGTTCAAGGTGATATGAACATTAACGGACAGTTGTTCCAGAACAACTCTGAGTTCGTAACATCTAGATGGACAGAAGCATCTAACAATCTAGATATTTACAGATTATCTAGAGTTGGAATTAATAGAACTAATCCAACATATCAGTTACATATTTCTGGAGATACTAACATAGAGAACGGTTTCCTATATGCTAATGGCGTTAAACAGTGGATCGACTCTTATGGTATATTCAAGTCAAACAGTAATACTGTTGCTGAGAATATAACAATTCCTGCAAACATTAACTGTGTTAGTGCAGGACCTATCACCATTGCTAACGGTTATACAGTCACTATAAATAGTGGTGGTAACTGGGCTATTGTATAAAGGAATCTAAAGATGGCAGGTATTTTAAAAGTAGACCAGATCCAAAACACCGCTGGTGTTAATATAATGGATCTGCAAAACGATAATTTGAGAATATGGAATGGAAGTGGTTATTCTGAAATGACAACTCCTGGTGCTTTAATTGGCATCAAAACATATACATCACAGAATGGAAACTGGGCAGATAGATCAACCTCTGGTGGATCTGGTACATGGACAAAACCATCTGGTTGTAATCATGTATTAGTTTACGTCACTGGTGGTGGTGGAGGTTGTCGTTGTAATGACAACAACTATCGTGGTGCTGGTGGTGGCGGTGGAGCTACTGCTATTAAATACATTGATGTTTCTGGTGTAAACAGCGTTAACTACACATATGGTGGTGGCGGTGGTTATGCTCGTAATGGTGGTAGAGGAGGATCTGGAGGAACTTCATCTTTTGGTAACTATTGCTCTGCTTCTGGTGGACAAGGTGGTTACACTGATAACCCATATGAAGGAGGAAGAGGTGGAGATGCCTCTGGTGGAGATATAAACCTACCTGGCGGACCTGGCGAAATGTCACACGGTTCTAATAGAGAAGGTTGTAGTGGATCTACATTTTGGCATAAGGCAGGATCTAACCATCATAACTCTAGCGATGGAGCAGAGAGCACACATGGACAATGGGGTTCTGGTGGTGCTTATGGATATTATTCACAAAATGGATATGCACATAATAATGGCAACGGTGGTGCTGGTTGCGTAATCGTATGGGAGTATACCTAATGTATCAAGTACTTGTAAATAAACATAACGGAACTGTACTTCAGTTCGTGAAAGGTGGATCAGACGACCAGTTTGAGGTACATGAAGATTTCATGTGGGTGCAGTATCTAGAAGAAATAGATAAAGGTTTAGGCGAGGCTGACTATGAATTTAACCGAGCAACAAATGAATTACAAAAAATAGTTCGTGAACCAACTGCATACGATCTTGCTCGCAAACAAGAGTATCCAGATTTTGCAGAACAATTGGATATGCTATATCATGACATGGATGCTGGTATTATACCAGGCAAAGAAACATCCAAGTGGTTTGAGAAAGTGAAAGAAGTTAAAGAAAACAATCCCAAACCATAAATAAACTTATAGGAAAGTAGTGTAACCATGTCTCAGTTAACAGTTGGAACAGTTTTAACAGGTAATGCGAGTTTAACGACGCAAGGTCTTAAACTGCCATCTTTTAATAACTCGAATAGACCAGCATCACCAAACGTAGGTCAATTAATCTTCAATACATCTGAAGGTAAGGCACAGATTTGGAATGGTTCAGACTGGGATGAAGTTGGTGGTGGTATTCCAGAACCAGCTGATGTAACTAGAGGTTCTTATCTAGTATCTGATGGAAGCAACGGTGTTTTCTGGGCGTATCCTGGTCAGACTGTTGCATCTGCTCCTCTTACAGGATTCAGATATAGAAGTTTGATAACACACGGTTATCTGGTGGCGGGGTATAAAGGATCTAATCCTTGGAGAACGGTTAATAAAACATGGCATGCAAATGATATTACTTTCTATTGTGGAGAACAACTAACTAGAGCACTTACTTACGCTGACTGTACATGGAGTGATTACTTCGGGTATGGTCATGGTTGCGTTAACTCTTTCACGGGATCTTCTAACTTTACAGACTCGATCAACCTACACACAGGTATGAGACGAATGTTTGGTACTACTGGATCAAACCCAGGCGGTGGTACTTACTCTCCAACCTCACCATATGGTTGGGAAGGAGACGATCCTAGAGGAGTTATGGGATATACAACTGTTGGTGGTTGGAATATGCCAGTTAACCGAGATAGAAACTCAACTGCTACTGCACAGGTACAACAGTTTGGTTACAACTTAGGTGGAGGTAACTCTGCTGTAGGTAAACTTCACTACTCATCTGAGATCATGTATCAGGTAGGTAACTCACCTTCTGGTTCTGACCACACTGCATCTTGTGGTGATGAGAATAGATCTTGGGCATCCTTCCGTGGTAGTAGATACTACGTCAATCATTCCAACGATAGTTGGGCTGGTTGGTCATCTAACATGTCTCCTGACGGAGTTTGTAAACCACTTCCTTCTAAGTATGGTCACTTCTACTGTGGAACTGGTAACAATGTTACATCACCTTGGACTAAATACAGTGGATCATCTGGAGCTGGTCTTAAGAACGGAACTAAAGTTCGTGCTTATGGTGAAGAAAATATGATGATGGGTCAAGACAAAGGATACATGATGGGACAATATGATGGTCAGCAGAACAACCATACAACTAAGTGGGATTACTCCACTGACGTTGAAACAAATATGCCAGCTGCTACTAGACCAAAAGGACATTATGGAACATCTTCTGGTGGTTGCTGTTCAGCATCCGCTTCTGTAACTGCTAAACGAGCACAATAATGAGATACTTAATCGTCAACGAAAAAGAAATCAATCCAGAACAGTTTGTAAACATGACTGCTACTGGGGATACCAGACTGCACTACAGCGAAATGTTTTCGTTGATGCACTTCTCATGTGTAGAGGTCAGTGAAACAGTTTTCCAAACTATATCTAAAGAATGGGAACACAAATACTTAGAAGTTACAAAAGCACAAGCATATAACGGATCAAACTTCTTCTCAGAAATTAGACCGTTTGGTAAGGTTGCTGCATCGGTTGATTCAGCTGGTTATGCATGGACTCCTGCTAACCCAGTTTTAAAAGTTCCTATCGAACTTACACCAGAAATTAAGAAAGAAGTTGTAGACTTCATGATATATTTTGCAAAAGAAATTATTGAAGATGAATACAACACACGTCTTAAGAATCTTAAGAACACTACAGATCTAGAAGTAGCATCTTGGGAAATCCAAAAGCATGAAGCAAGAGAATGGTTAGAAAATAAAGGACTAGGTGGTAGTAAAACTCCTTTCTTAGACTACCTATCTGCTGAAAGACATATTGACAAAGACACTCTTTCAAATAAGATACTTGCAAATGCAGAAGCATGGGAAGATAAACTATCTACAATGCTAGTAGAATATCAAATCCTAATAAAGAAATTTGAAAGTTGCACTGAAATTTGGGACCTAAATATATTATATGAAGATCACATTGGTATCATGTTGCCTCAAAAGCAAGCGATTGAGATGGGGAGAACAAAATCTGATACTGACTGGGATCGCAAACCAGAGTATGAGGTAGAACCCTATGTCTTTAAATTCTGACGCTAATTTTTCAGATATAATTGCAGACGTAAAAAATATAATAAGTTCAGACACAAACGAAATACATTTATCAAAGTCATTTGTAGACGAGTTCGCACTCACTAAAAAAGACTTTGATGTCTTGTCTGCATCTATGCGTTTTGATAGTGGTATGACAGAGTATGAGTGTGAGCACTTTGTTGCTGACCCTCAATTAACTCCATGGAGAAAAGTCCGTCAAGCATTGATGGAACTAGAAACTAGATATCATGCATACATGGAGAATAGAAATAGTCTTAGAAAGGCAGAGATTCTTAGAAAAAGATTGAACAGGGACATGCCATTGCTTCCTGACGAACTTGATAGAGAGTTGATGCAAATTGATATGGAAAAAAATGATTATGATATTGGTATTTGGAAAAGGAAACTCAGGCAATCTGAACTAGAGTTAAAGTATTTCTTAAATGTTGTTGACAAATATGTTGACGACGAGCATCCTTTAGAGTATTATTGTCAAGAGAATCATCAGGAAGTAAGAATGTATTGGATTGCTCGTATGGGCAAACAAGCAGCAATGGATATTATTTCTTATGGTAGAATTGGTTCTGGTAACATGACTACAATCATGGATATGCCAGAGGAAGATCAGGTAGAAACACTTGGTGTTGCTGTTCAGTATTCTGGTATGATTGGTGGTGGTATTGACAAACTAAATAAAATGATCGCACCGAAGTTACAAGCACAGTTAGCACAGGATGGTATAGTAATGCCTAAACTGTTAGAACATAAATATAGTGGACAGGGTGAAAACCAATACAAATTACAAGGGGAAAATGGATAGATTTTTTAATCCAACAAGTAGACATCTTGATCTATTGCCTGTAATTCATCATGCTATATGGCAAAGGTATGAATTAGGGGATACAAGTGGCGACACTATTACATATCCACAATTGGATCAATCAAAGTTGGAGCAACTAGCAGAGACACACAAGGGTATCTTAGTAGATAAACCTGGTGAAGAACATTTATATATGGAAGCAGTGATCGTAGATTATGGCAAGTTTCTCGCTACCTCTTAATACTAAATTACCTGAGGATTTTGTAGTAAACCAATTCATTCCTTTTCTACAAGAACATAAGGAATATATCTACGATATCTATTTTACCTGTCGTATGCCACCCTTTACGCAAGATGCAATGGGTGACGTAATTGATGGTGACATCAGAGAAACAACTTTAAATGCTTTGTTTGTATCACAGGAGACTGGGATACCTTTGTCTGCAACATTTAATAATATCCAAGTTCCACCTACACAAGAGAACTTGGATATTTTTATTGAGAATTTTAGATTCTTATATGACAATGGTGTTCGTATAGTTACCCTACCACATACAACATGGATGTTGACTGGGCAGATACAGAGAGAGTTTCCAGAATTAAAAGTAAAGAATACTATACTTAGAGAAGTTACTAGACCAAATGAAATTGTAAATCTTGCAAAGGCAGGATTCTATTATATCAATCTAGACAGAGATCTTATGCGTGATAGAGATTCTCTACTTAAAATTAAGAAAGCAAAAGAATACTGTGCATCTATAGGTAAACCTGTCAAGATATCATTACTTTCTAATGAGTGGTGTTGGGGTGGATGCCCGATCATGCCAGAGCATTACCATTATAATATGGTAAGAGAGAAAGATGACCCACAATATTTTAACGATAGTATCAGTAGAGTATCTTGTTCTACATGGGATGAGAAAGATCCTGCAGCATCATTGAAAGCAGCAACTATACCTCCATGGAGAAAAGACTGGGAAGAATTTATTGATCTTGGTATAGATGTATTCAAGATGCATGGTAGAGAAAATGCTATGCGTCTTTATGAAAGTATGTCTATTATTAATAGATGGAAAACTAACGAAGAACTTTTACATCCACAGTTTAATGAATATATTGAAGACGTTTCTTTAGAAGAGAGACCAATTGATATATGGCGAGAAAAAATAAAGACATGTAAGTTTGACTGTTGGGATTGTAATTATTGTGATTCTGTTGTTCAATCTAGAATGAAAAAGAACGACAGACATTTTGATGACGATATTAAATTAGTATTAGAATCTATTGATAAGGCAGCAAGGAGAGAAAGTAATTTTATAGAGGAAGGATATAAGTATGAAGGTCTGTCATCTAATATAGTAAGACATTTTTTAAATAATTTATTATCTAAACCTGATGCAATCTACATGGAGTTAGGAGTTCATGCTGGTAGCACATTTTATGCTGCTACTATGAATAGAGATGTAGAATCATTTGCTATAGATAATTATTCTGAGAAAGAGATATCACCTTTTAGAGATGAAGTAGAAGTAGAAGGATATGAAGATCCTAAGAAAATATTTTGGGCAGGACTACAAGAGAAACAATATTTTTGTGCTAAGACAATTCAAGATCTAACTCCTAGAGATTTACACAAACAACCTAATGTAATTTTCTATGATGCAGACCACGATCCACAAGCTCAGTATGATAACCTTACATTCTTAATTCCTGCATTTGCAGACAAGTTTATTCTTGTTGTTGACGATGCAAACTTTATGGGTGTTGTGCAATCATCTGAGTTCTGGATAAAAGAACATAAACTCAATTTATTATTTGAGAGAAAAATACTAACTAAAGTTCCAGAAGATCCTAATGGTTGGTGGAATGGTATACATGTTATGGTATTACAAAAATGAATTCATTTAAACATCAATACATGGTAGTCCATCTTGATGATGATTTCTTTCCACAATTAGAAAAAGCAATAAAACCATATCAAGATTATGAATCAGGTAAGACAGATCAATGGGATGGTAACAAATATCAAGCACAACATAATAAAGATAGAAGTTCAAAGTTATGCTGGATAGACAATGATGAAGTCTATGCAATGATGGATGGTCTTGTGCATTTTGCTAATACCAAATGTGATTGGAATTTAGATGTAAATTTTATGGAACCTCTACAACGTACAAAATATGATGTAGGTGATTTCTATGATTGGCATTGTGATGAGATGGGTTGGACAAAAGGTAAAAGACCTAACAATAGGATACGTAAAATAAGTTTTACAGTTATGTTAAATGATGATTTTGAAGGTGGTGAATTTGAGATACAGACAACTGAAAAAAATGTGGTACAATTAAAGAAGAAAGATGTTATAATATTTCATGCTGATACTCCACACAGAGTTAAACCAGTGACTAAAGGTGTTAGACATTCTCTTGTTGGGTGGACACAAGGACCTGCATATAAATGAGATTTATAAAAGAATATACATTGAGTGATCTTAGTATATGTGATCGTCTTATAGATCTATACAAAGACGCCGATAAAATAGATTTGACTTATGCTGGTCGTGTAGGTGGTGGGAGTGTCATGCCTGAGGTAAAAAAGAGTAGAGATTTTTTTATTGAAGATGCAGGTCCTCTAGGAGAACCTAGTGATTATAAATTTGATTTATACCAAGAAGAGTTAAATGGATTTATTGATAATTACTTGAACTCTTTGACTATTCACAATCAAGAATTTGTAATGCAAAGACTACCACAGATTCAATACTATAAACCAGGTGATGGTTTTTATACTTGGCATGTGGATGCATCAGGATCTGATGGGTGTGATAGAGCATTTGTATACATCACATATCTAAATGATGTTCCTAATGGAGGAACTGAATTCTTTTATCAGGAATATACTGTAGAGGCAAAGAAAGGAAAAACATTAATTTTTCCTGCTGGATTAACACATAAACATAGAGGTGTGATATCAGAGGAGCATGAAAAATATATTATAACTGGATGGCTTTGGTGGGTATGAAAATTATAAAGAACTTTTTACCTAAATCATTA